TTAGACACTTTAGATGCAATTAATAGAGATTTGGCTGCGGCTGAAGATTTAATCTCACAGGGCGTGGATTATGTCAATGATCTTGTGAATTGTTTAGATGATTTTCAATTGTGGCTCAATAGCACTAGAGGCGACACAAAAACCTCAAGTCCAGGTGGTTTAGCTGGTGGAGGAACAAACGGCTATATCGCTAACGCAGCAGACGCAGATAGAGCAATTACTGTTGCAGTGATTAATGAGGCAAACGATTTTATTTTACGATGCAATGAACTACAATCAAGGATAGGTCAGGTTTTGTCTGATCGAAGAGATTTAGTTTTAGAAGAGGAGGATCAGGGGCCAATATTTAGATTGGTTTATGGTCCTCCTGTGTCAAAGCAGGGTCTTTTTATCCTCTCGGAAGATGGTTTGTACTACGACTCACAAACTAGAAACTACAACGGAAAAGATCTTCCAGATGCATCTGATATTGGCGTGGTAATTCCATCAGAGAGTTGGAAGATGAACTATCCCGCTAATTTAGGAGGAAAAGGAACCATTGTCTCTTTGTCTGACATAAATGAGTATGTTGATACTTTGTTTGATATCAATAAAATTGATAACTCTAAAGAATTGTCAGATTACTACACTAATGATCATTTCCTTCAAGTTATAGAAGCGCAGAAACAGAAACAAGTTCTGGACACATCTGCTCAAATTACTGAGCTTTATGCTTCAGGATACGCAAATGATTCAGCATTACTTGTTAATTACAGGCAAAGTCTTTACGGTATTTTAGCTTCTCATGATGAAAAAATAAACAAGAGAAAAAAGCAAATTGAGGTGGCCGTTAAAGCGTCAACTGAGTTTGGTGTATCCTCTACTTTTGGTGTTGGAGAAATACCAATAAATGATTTCTCTTATCTAAGCTCAGTTAATTTAAGTGTTTCTTTAGAACAACAACAACGATTAGCGTTTGAGTCTGGAGATGTTGAGGACATCGTTCTTCCAGTGAAACCTATTTTTGTCAGAAGCCACGGAAGCGAAAGCAACAGATTTGTCTTACCTTTTAGTGTCGCTGAAGTAGGCAAAGGGGCGATTGTAACCACTGGGTCAGTGTCATCAACGACCATTCCCACACTGTCCATAACAGACTCTATAGTCACAGATAAATTATTTGCGGTATACAACTTCCTAAAGGCAGCGGGATCACCACCAGACTCGGAAAATTTTGGAAGTTTAAACTGTGCTAGTTTAGGAATCGCTGATAACGCGCAACTGATAGGTAGAAATAACACTCTGTTCGCATCTGGTTTGGGTGTTCCCTTTTTTACAGGCTTAGTAAAGTATAACAACTTTGCTCAAGAAATTAGAGATTACAGAAGTGTTTGTAGATTACCTGATACAACGGATTTTCAGAATTATATGTATAACAAGGATGGTGGATCTTTTGAGTGTTGGATACACATGCCTGGATACGGGACTTCATCTAATTTATTTGAAAGAGGAGAGCGAACTACATTAAACCTTAACGCTGAGAATGCTGAGTGGGTCGATTATAATTACTATAAAATTTTACTAGGTAACGAAAATGTTGGAGGTAGTTTAGCTGCAAATGTTAGCTCCGTCGTAACCGCTGAGGGAACTGATTCTGTAAGGGGGATGTTGATGGGATTTTCTAGAGATCCCTCCATAACATTCGATGAAAAAGTTTACGGCGGTTCAGATACTAAGGTGGGAGAATCAGCGGGTATCGAGGCTTCAGCAACAACGGCTTCTAGTTGTTTCTTCATAGCCCCCACCATGTCAGTAAATAAAAATCAAGCTACATTTGTTCCTCAACTAGATGCTTGCTCAGGAGAGTCTTACGCAAAGTTAGCTTTGTATGATACAGTTACAGTTAATGGCGTTAAGTTCTCAGATGTAGCAGATCAGTTCATGCATTTAGCTGTTGCTTTCGATGTTTCCTCTGACCAGTGCAGGGTTTATTTAGATTCTAATTTAATGACCACCTCTAGCTTATCTAAAGTTTTTGGAACTAGAAAGAGCCAACCCCCTAGACTGCCTACTTTTATTCAACCAGAAAGTTCAGAGGTTAGCAGTTTTTATTATTCGGACACAACTGTCAGACAAAGACAGGACACCACTTATTTTGATAATGGTCCAAGAAACAATGCTTTCTTTACTCCCTGGATGTTGGGTGGTGGTTGGACTGATGGAATTCCTGTCGCTGCGGATTCAAGCTCAGGAGGCTTCATGGGGACAGGACACGGCTACAGCAGTGGCTTAAACGGCTATGTGGGAAGTGTGAAGTTTTACGCAAAACCACTATCTAATTCTGAGGTGAGGACTAACTATAACGCACAAAAAGGATTCTTTAAGAACATAGTAACATGACAACCACAATTTTTGGAAAAACCCCAGATTCTAAGATAAAAGCTGACATAATTAATGTTTCAGATGACCCTGAGACTTTTGGTGTAAAGTTTCCTTTGTATGACAAGAATAATTCAGCTAAGGGTATTTTTGTTAAAACGAAAGGTTTCTCGTTACTAAAAAGCGAAGTTTCTCAATTCATTAGGACCGAACGAGGGGAGAGAGTGATGCTTCCTAACTTCGGACTTTCCCTTAAAAAATTCTTGTTTGAGCCAATTACAGATGATTTAGTAGAGGCTATAACGGAAGAAATTTATTTCGGTTTCGCCACTTACTTACCAAAAGTTACCGTAAGAGATGTTAAGATAGAAGAAGGCGATAATGTTCATGGCTTGGGCTTACCTGGACTAAAAATACAATTAGTGGTGTCACCAACTAATTCAACTCAAATAGGCACTGTGGAGGTTACATTATGACTAGAAGTTACGAAGAGGCAACGAAAATACCTTTCACTACAGCAGAATCTGATTTTCAAAAACTGCTTGCGACAGGAGATGAGTTTGCTAATAAAAAAGATTTAATTGATTATGCAGCTACGGATTTTATGTCCCTTAGAGATGCACTTCTGTCCTACATGAAAGCGGTCTACCCAGAGGACTACCAAAACTTCTCTGAGTCAGATTTCGGCGTTATGTTCACTGAGTTGGTAGCTTACATGGGGTCTGTAATGTCATTTAAAGCTGACGCTTTAGCTAACGAATGCTTTTTATCTACTGCAAAAAATAGAGACAATGTTAGAAAAATCCTAGGATTAGTGGGAATTAACCTTAAAGGTCCTACATCTGCTGGTGCCAACGCCCAGTTAGTTTTAAGGGATGCCGCTGGGGGAAATGTTACCATCACAGGCCCAAACCGTGTATTTTCTATAACTTCCCCTTTGGATGGTGGAGATTTACAGTTTACCTTATATAAAACTAGCAATGGTAAAGTTGCCTCCATGTCTTCAAATTCAGCAGACTTAGTGTTAACCGCTGGGGAGTCCACTGACACAGCCTCGCCCACAGAGTGGACTAATTTAGCTTTATTAGAAGGAACATTAGTTCAAGAGACTGGTTTGTTTGATAGTACGCAAGTATTTAAAACGATTGAATTAACTCAAGGACCTGTGATTGAAAACAGTGTGCAGGTTTTTGTAAACGATTCTGGATCGTATGGTGGATCTTACACACAAGTAGACAATATATTATCCGCCTCAGGACCCACAGACCGAATATTTGATGTTGCATATGATGATAACTTCAACGGCACAGTGAGATTTGGTGATGGGGTTGTGGGATCATCACCTCCAAATTCATCAGCATACAGGGTTCTTTACAGAGTTGGTGGAGGATCTAGGGGCAACATTCTAGGAGCTACGATTAATGCACCAATAACTACAAGTGAGGGCACGGGAACTGTAACGAACACCAGCGTGGCAACAGGAGGATTAGATGCAGAAACCATTGACAACGCAAAAAGGTATGGACCTTTAGTATTTAAGCAGCAGGACAGATTAGTTACTTTGCAGGATTATCAAGCTTATGTTTCTAGGTATTCTAGCCCTACGGGAGGTCAAGCCATAGGCACCGTTTCAACTAGAAAAGCATACTCATCTGCAAATATGATAGATTTATATGTCTTACAAAAAGCTAACCCAATTCAATTACAGAAAGCAACAGTAGAGTATAAAGTAAATCTTCTTAATTCTATTCAAAACAAAAAAATGTTAACGGATGAAGTTAATGTTGTTGATGGATTAATTAGAACTTTAGACTTAGTTGTTACCGTTTTCTGCGATGAGGCTTTTAGAGATTTTGAAGAAAAGATAAAAGTCTCTGTTTCCACATTAATAAGAAATCACTTTTCATACGCTAATTTTGATTTTGGTAAGGAGTTTACTCCACAAGACTTAAATAGATTAATCTATGATATTAATGAGGTTAGGTACTCAACAATAGACAACTTTGAGGATCCCGTTGTCGTAAACTTTAATGAAGTAATACAGTTAAATAACTTAACACTTAATGTAACCTTTATATAATGGCTAGAAATTTTTACAAAAGAAATTTTGTTGATGCAGTAAAGATCATAACTCCAAATCTATATTTGGATGATGATTTCGATG